ACCTAACCATTCAAAGTCTGTAAAGAATAATTGAGTTTTAGTAATATCTAATGTAAATCCAGAAGGATCTTGTCCATTCAATCTATCTTTATTCCATTGAGATTGAGTAACTCTTCTGTCTGAAGCAATTCCAGTTACATAAGATCTTATTACAAAACTTAAAGTTCCATCTGGTGCCTGTTCAAAGAAAATTCCATCTCTATCATCAAAGTATCCAGTTCTCTTATAGACATTTTGCTGTGCTGCACCAAAATTAAATGTAGAGTAAATCAATTGAGATTTACCAGGCATGTAGTGATGATATCTTTTTGTCTGATGGATGGTGTATCCATTAGTGCTGATACCAGACTGTAAAATTGCAGCAGCTTGGTTGGCATCGAAAGTTATAGTTGCTCCTGTTCCAACTTTTACATCTGTAAAATCTGGATCAATAGAATAAAGATGCTTGTAATCTCCAAGAGTGTAAGGATTTGATGTTCTTAATCTACCAAAAGCATCATCTCCTGGCTTCCATGGATCATATAAATGTGACATTAAACTACTCTCCAACCATTTCTATAAACAAAAGTAAGTGAACCATAATCATAAGCAATGAATGCTCTATCTCTACTATCAATAGTATCAGAACCTGATGGTAGAATTGTAATATATCTATTTACTCCCTTGGATGCTTCTCCAAGTTCATCTTTTACTATGTAAGTTTTACCATTCTTTTTAGGAGTGGGGAGAGTTATAGTTACTGCTCCTGCATAGTTCACTCCAATATAATAATCTTGTGGAGTTACTGTGTAAGATGAAGTAGTAACATACTTAAGAGGCATATCCATATATGCCAAATTAGTTTCACCACCCCCACCTAATGTGGAAAGTTGTTGCTGAATTCTTGATAGGAAAAGACTATAATGCTTTTGAAGATCATCAAGAGTTGCAAAGTTTTGATTTAGAGGAGTAAGAGGATCTTGTTGTTGTTTAGTATTTGATGGTTCAGCAAGAAGACCCAAAGATTTTTCAATTAAAGATTCTTCCTCAATTTTAATTTCTTCTTTAAAATTTAAAGGTTCTGATATATTTTCTTCAGGTTCTTTCTCTTTATACTGTTTTGCTAAAGGCTTTACAAAATCCTCAAAGAAAGAATCTCCAAGAAGTTCTTGAAACTCTTCTTTTTTTTCTTTCTTTGCAGACTTTACTGTTTTAAAGAAGTCTATTAACTCCCTATCCACTTATCATTCCTCAGATTGATTATCACCAAACATGCTTTTGGCAACATAGGGTGTAATATTTTCAATCTTTGATGCAGATTTGTTGAACAGAATTTCTTTAATTTTATCACTAACTTCTTCTGGTGATCCTCCAGAAAAGATAGTGTCCATTAGATCAACTGTAGATTCCATGTATAATCTCAAAAATTATACACTATTTATATCTCTGCTGCCTTGGAATTTATTGAAGTTGCTTTATCTGCCCCATTTACTTGTGGTTCTTTTGGAACTGCTCCCATTGGTTGATTTCCTGCTGCCATTGGATCTAATGGCATTCCATCAGGTCCAACAGGAGGCATAAGTTTTGGATCTGGATATACTCCATCCTTAATTTCCTTCTTCATCAACTTATCCTCATCCACAATTTCCTGATCTGTCTGACGAAGAATCTTACGTCTTACATAATCTTGTGAATAGTATCTACCAATATATGGTTCAATTGCAATCATCAGATTCAATCTTTCATTCATCAACTCAGTATCTTTAAGCTCTGAGAAATGTCCATCATAAAGATAATCATATTGAATATGATCACTCATCTTATCCCAATCCTCTGGGGTTATAATATTTTTAAGAATGAGTTGAGTCTTTAATAGATCATGGAAAACATTACTAAATCTTTTTCTCAATCTTCCAACAAACTTACCAAACATCAGTTCATCTCTTAGAATTTCAGATGATCTCCCCAGATTAAATCCACCATCAGATGCAGTTCTAGATTCTGGAACATTTAATGCTCTGAATAGTTTCTTCTGGAAATATTGAACATCAGTAAGTTCTCCAAGGTTTTGTCCACCAGGAAGAGTTGTGATTTCAGTTCCCCTGCCACCTTCTCTACGAGGTAACCAGAAGTCTTCCATCATACTCATAAACTTCTTGTCATCACGCATTTCTCCAGTAGATGCATCATAAACAAGTTTATTCCTGTAGCGACTCATCACATCTCTAAGATATTGTTCTGCCTTTACTTTAGGAAGGTTGCCAACATCAATGTAGAAAATTCTTCTTTCAGGTGCTCTTGAAAGTCTGTAGATAACAAGGGCATCCTCAATCATTCTCAGTTGATTGAGTGCTTTAATTGCTTTATGGAGATATGAAAGTGTCAGTTGTCTATTTCTATCTACAAGTCCTGATGTGACATAGGTAATAGAATCCTTTGCAATAGTAATTCCCCTATTGGTGGATCCTACTTTTTGTATTTGACCTTGTGGATAATAGATGAAATACTCTTCAATTTCAGGATCTTTAAATTGAGTTGGTTGATTTGGATCTAAATTGTTTACAATATTTGCGCCAAGATTTACCTTATCACCATTAGTTTTCTTTTCCTTTCTTATGAACCTCACCTTCAAGGCATCCATAAATCTAATTTCTTGAATTCCTTCTGAAGGATTCTTCAAATCAACTACTTTGTGATATAAAATTCTTCCATCAATATACCAATTCTTAAAAATTTCATGTGCCTTTTTATCAAACCCTATCAAATCTTTAATATACTTAAATTCATCTCTGATGATCTTTTTCAAACCATCACTTGCATTCAAATTGCTCAGTTCAATTTCAACAGGAGAATCATTTAAATCACTTACAATAGCTTCATTTACAACATTTTCAATGGCAGCATCACATTCTGGGTGAAGTGCCATCTCCCTATATCTTTTAATTAGATCATATTCATTTCTAAAAACACCTTCAATGTCTACATATTGACCATAAAATCCACTAGTCAGATAGTAATCAACCCCGTCCTCATTATTCTGAGGAACGGGGGATGATGCATTTTTTGGTAATTTATTATTGTCTTCAATTGAAAACCCAAAAAGCCTTGCCATAGTGTAATTGTAAACTGTATATTATCTATTTATCAGATAATATCATCAGTGCCATCTGCATTATATGCTTCCCACCATTGAACTTGTAGGTCTACAGTGAACTCTTCAATCTCATTTTCATTATTATATGAAAGATCAATTTGTGAAATATTAGTTGGGAATACATCTTTAACAACATACTTTCTCAGAACATCAATTTTCTGATTGTTTGCCACATTTGGAGCAACTCCAGGAGATCTTGAGAGTTGAGTTACATTCATATCTATCATGTAACTTGCTGGTTCAATTGATCCACTGCCATCAGATACCTTAACAATATAATTCATCCACCTTTCAAATAGTCTTCTCCATTTAAAATCAGTATCATTAATAACTGTAATGGTCCAAATATCAAAGGTTCTATCACCAGCAATTTTCAAAGTTCTGCCTCTAAATGGGACAGGAATTTCTGCAATTGTTGATGCTGGAAGACCTGCTGCCTTAATCAGCATTAGATCTGATTCATCAAGTTGCCCATTGAATCCTAATTTATTAAATAAATCCCCTGAAAGAGTTGAATTATTCTCTCCACCAAAGGAAACCTCAAAAAGATTACTGCGAGCACCACCACCTACCAGTCTTTCTTTGAAATTAGAAATAGTTCTACTGCTAAAATTTGGTCCTGTTAAAGCCATGATTCGTTCTCCTGGTTAAATTAAACTGTTCCTACAATAGTTTCAAATGAAACACCAGTTCTGGTGGCAACAAATGTTAATCCAATGAAGTTGATTGATCTTGCTGGTTTTACATATATATCAGCAATGAACTCATTTCTATCAATAACATCTGCAGTATTGTTAGTTTCATCACAGACTAAGAGGAAATCTGTAATTCCTCTCTTTGCTCTAACATCTCTCAAGTAGGGCTCAACAATGTTGATGAAGTTTGCTCTTGTGGTAGAATCATTAAATTCAAACAACTGAGCATCTGCTGCACTCTTAACTGCTTGCTCAAGTGATATAAACAATCTTCTAACATTAATTCTATCAAATGCAGATTGGTAAGAAAGTGCAGTTTTATCACCAAATAGAATTATTCCAGAACCTGGGGATGAGATAACAGGATTAATTCTTTGGGCATATAATTTATCCCTATCATCAAGATTTGGATTATATGCAAGTTTAATTGGGAAATTCAGAGTTCCTCTAGTCTTTCCTGCTGGTGAATACCATGGGAATTGATTGATATCAGTTCTTACACATAGACCAGCAACATCTGCTGAACATGGCATGTAAATGAATTGCTGATTAAATCTATCATAGACATATTGGTATCCAGAATCAAATACTGCATAAGAAGAGGATGTTAATGGACTGAAGAATGATAAAACTTCTCTCAGTTGAGCAGCAGAACTTGATACATTTACCACACTATCTCTATATGGAGAAATAAATGCTACACAATCCTTTCTAGCTTCTGCAATGCTAATCAATTTATTAGCTTTTGCTTGCTCAATTTCCTTACCTAATGAAGCACTTCCTTGGAGGAGGAAACTTAACTCAATTTCAGTTTCATTGGATAACTTGTCATAAGCATTTGTAATGTCACTTAATGTTACCTCATATCCACCAATACTAGAATTTCCACTATAGTCTTTACCATTTGTCAATGCAAACTGCTGGTTTCCAATGACATTATATGATACATTAGTTGCATCAGTTCCCCAAACACCAGAAGATGTTGGTTGTGGTGTTGTTCCTGAAGAGAATTTTGAAGATACTGGAGTTATATTCCAATAGTCATCTACATTATCCCCAAATGAAGCACCTGCATAAATGTATTGTGAATTTTCTGCAATGTAACTCTTATAGTAAACTTTCTGTGATGGTGAAATTTGAGTATCAAGTGCTTTAGAAAGATTTGTAAACTTCTCTAGGATAGTTTGTGATGATCCTGAAATGTTGTTGGATCTCTTACTATCAATCACCACTACATGCAGTGCATCATTATTTCCACCTCTACCCAATACATATTGGTTTGTCTTTGGTCTTGGTGCAATGCTTCTCCAAGCAATAGTACTAGAATCTCCTCTGGATGTATCTAATACATTTTGAGTATTGTACCAATCAACTACAGTTGATGGTATGCTTGAAGATGAAGTAGATACTGACTCCACATACATAATTTCATTAGTACCCTGTACCAGAAGTAAATCTTCTGCAGTTAAATTGGTGGTACTTGAAATTTCAATACTAGTTGCAGTTGAAGATGCTGCAGATACTGCAGTAGAATGGTTTGGAATTACAGTAAATACTGATACAATTGAACTATCAATATGGGATGTTGCAGTAGTGCCATAAGAAGCTCTAGTGACTCCTAGGGTATTTCCTACCACAGAAGTTACATCCATAATCTCAGAATCAACTAACAGGAATGATGCTGTTGTAATTCCTGCAGAAGTTGAAACATAAATTGTTGTGGTTGAAGAATCTGTAGGAGAAGTTCCAGCATTATCTATTAATGTGGAAAGTTGCTTATTGAATAAAGTAAATGCAGTACCTAATCCTATATTCTGAGCAGAATATGTACTGAAACCAGCTCTAGTTACAGTGACTAAAGGATTTGCTGATACTGGCAGTGTTCCATTGAAATAAACATTACTCTCTGTGTTGAAGGAGTAAACACCATCTTCAGTGTAGTCTACTGCAGTTTCTGTTCCAGCAGCACTTACTGTGCCAACAACTTTAACACTTACTGTAGATGCTCCAACTCCAGTAACAATTGCTTTAAGGTATCCTGAAGCAGATTCTACTACACCAACTCCAGGAATTTGTGATGTGATTGCTTGAGTTGCTGCATATCCAACACTAACACCTGATGTGTTAATTCCAGAGAGAACTTGATCAGCAAAGTTATCAATTACACAAACTTGAAGGTTCTCTGCCCAATATCCTGGGTTCTTTGCTGCCCAATAGAAGTTTCCTCCAATTGAGTAAGAAGATTGATAATCTTCAAAGTTTTCAATCAGTAAACCATTTGTTGCTGCAACACCAACTCCAGCATTGGAATTGGTAAGGTTGCTTCCAGAACATCTAACTACCTTCAGACTTCCTCCATAGGAGAGGAAATTTGATGCTGAATACCAGTACTCATACTGATAATTATTTTTTGATGGTTTGCCAAAAAGATTTACTAAATCATTTTCATTTTGAACCGTAACCACTTGGTTTACTGGACCTTTCTCAAAAGGTGCAGCAATTCCAGCAGATAAAGAGGTGGTATTATTAATTCCTCCTCTAGTTAAATCTACTTCTCTTACTTTAATCCCTGGAGATGCTAAGCTTAAAGCCATTTTAACTCCTCTAAGTGCTTCATTTTGCTCTAAAAGTATTTATAAATTTCTCCTTTTACCTATATTCCCACATAAATGCCCTATCTCCATATTCATCTGTATGCCATACATCACCATCAGCATCAACCTCCACTCCCATATTTTCTAATCCATTTAACATAAAACCAAATGGTGCCATATCTTGTTCAATTTGATTCTTTTGCTCTTCATATAATCTTTTTCTTACATCTTGCTCAGTAAGTTCTTTAAAATAATCCTGAGATACTAACCAGGCATATATTACAAGACACATTGCCAAGTCATCATTACAACCCTCTTCTGCCTCAAATGAATTATGTTTTTGAATAAAAGTTGTTAATTCACTAATGATTTCATAATCATTGAATAATAATTTATCCTCTTCTATCATTGTCTTAAGGTTTAAACATCCAACCTTTTTAACTGTTTTGGACATCTTCAATCCCAATTGAGTCTTCTTTCCAGAAAAACCCTGACCAACAATCTGACCTGCTCTACCTCTCATAGAACACATTAGTAGATTTTGATACTCAAGATCATATTGAATAATTGATGCCACTTGATCTCCCACATCATTTACTTCACATAAAATGAAAGCATTGTTGTAAGCTTTGGCAACCTCATGTATGATTGAGGGAAATAACATAGGTTTAATTTCATTGTTCCTATATTTTGCTACTATTTTGTGTGGGAAAGTTGTAATATCAAATACAACAAATGCAGAGTAATCGTTTCCAACACCCCTTGCAACATCAACTGTGACTACATAATCTCTATATTCCTTTGATTCTTCATATACATCCAATCCTTTACTTTTTTTAATTGGATTATCATACACAAGACTTTTAAGTTTACTTGGTGCAATTAAAGTATCAACTGATCCTAAGAATTCGCACTCAAACTCAATTTTAAATTGTTGTTCTGAAGTATTTGATATAGTTTGTGCTTTCCACTTCTCATCTCTTCCTGGAACTTCAGTCCAATGAACATCAGTTGGAACATATTCATTTTTACCCCTTTCAGCATCATGCCAAAGGCGATAAAAATGATTCATACCATGTGGGGTAGAAACAATAATTACCTTTGTTGATTGTCCAGAAGAAATAGTTGGATATACTGATGCAAAGAAATCATCTGCAAGATGATTTTGAACGAATGCAAATTCGTCCAAGAATATAATATTATAAGATCCACCACGAACTGCAGATGCTGAGGTTGATGCTGCAAGAATTCTAGATCCATTTTCCAGTTCCATGGATCCTCTGTTCCATGCCAAAATTCCTTGTTGTAACCATTTTGGCAAATTTTCATATGCAGTTTGCAATCTTGACAACAAATCTCTAGCAGTAGATGCTTTGTTTGCAAGAATTGCTATGTTTACATTGTCATTGAAAATTGCATAATGAAGTAGATAAGATACAACAGTTGTAGATTTGCCTGTTTGCCTAGGCATTTTACAAATGTTAAATCTATTGTTATGAAAATTATTGATTAATTTTTCTTGAAAACTATAGGGTTTAAATGGTTGCAATCCATGATCTAGAGTTACAATCTTTACATAGTTTTTAGCAAAGTATACTGGATCATTTTTGCACTTTACAAATTCTAAAATTTGACTTTCTGAAAATTCAATTGGAGTATTCGCTTTTTTTAGAAGCGGATTTCCAAGGTAAATGTTATTATTACTCATAAATTATTTTCGAATTATTTATTAACACTTCCACTTTTTAAGTGCTAATGCCTTTCTAGTGGGTCTTCCCTTTTCATCCTTCATTGGACCCTTTACTCCTCCCATACGAGCACAGAAAGATCTTTTACGAGGACCTCCTTCTGGTTGTGGGGCTTTCAAATCTGATCCAGGATTTTCTGCTTCATAAGATTTTCTTCCTTTTTCATTAAGACCACCTGATGGATTCTTACCCTCCTTTCTTTGCCATGCAGCAACTTCAATCATAAATTGATCATATGTTTTTGTCTCAGAAACATCCTCATCACTAGACATGTACTCTGCTGCAGTATCAATAAAGTCTGCTGCTCTAGTAATTTTTGATTGTACCCAAGCAGGAAGTTGTTGATCTGGTTTTTTTACAAGTTTTCTAAGAATATTAATTGATCTTTCAATTTGATCAAATTCAATCCTTGCCATATACCCTTCATCATCTTTCTTCTTACCAGAATCAATTTCTTTATGATCCTCATGGATCTTTGATTCATTGGTGGGATGAATTTTTGCAATACTATACTTATCCCACATATTGGGTCCCCAAGAACATTCCATTCTCTTCTCATTCTTTCTACAAAGAAGGCAATATTTAGTATCTTCCTTATATTGCTGATCTACATCAACTTCTTCTTTTTTCATGGTAGGTTTCTTTTCTACTTTTTTAAGTTTTGTATAATAATCTGGAAGTTCATCTACATGTTGAAGTGCTGTTATTTTTGCGCCACTTTTACTTGTGGTATGTTCACCTTCCACTTTAGTTCCAATTTTAACTTGTTTCATAATATCACCTAAAGGTACTTTATGCTTTTTAGCAATTTCCTCTGGAGATCTATATGGCTTTACAGGACCTTTAGGATCTTTCATATTTGAAACTATTCTTCTATATTATTTAGAAGTCCTTGCTTTATTAGTTTAGATAGTTCAGCAGTAGATCCAACAAATAGTGCATTGTTAACTGTTGTTGGTCCATTTTTCTGTGGGGCATCAAGATCTTTCATTTTCTTTTGAAGATCAATTAATTTATCTGTAACATCACCAACAGATTTAATTAATTGTCCTGCTACTTCATATGCTCTAGGATGTCCTGATTCCTGAGCAAGTTCAAGTATTCCACTAATTGCTTCTTGACCTTTATCTATTAGATTGTAAAGTTGCCCTCTACTGTATTCATAATCTTTTTGTGGGTCATCCACACTATCTACCTTTTTAACTTCTACGGGATCTGAAGACACTATTTTAGTTTCAATGTCTAATGCTTGTTCAATCCCATCATACTTCTCTTTCATTTTCATACGTCCACATCAATTCCCTGAGAAGTACTATAAGTTTTAAAATCTTGGAATTCTACTATCTCATCATTAAATCCAAAATCATCTCCAAATTCAATCAATGCATCATCAGTTGAATCAATTATATTATCATTATTATAATCTTGAAGTGCTTTTGGTGTAACAGTGTATCTAACTTCTCTTTTTGCATTGAGAATTGCATCTGTTGCATAATCAACTTGAACTTTTTTAATGTATCCTTGACTATCTTCTGGGATTTCATTAAAGAAGTAAGTTTTAACTGTGAAATTTAAAGTATAAATTAACAATCTTCTAGTACTAAAGTTATCTTCATAATCATCTCTAAATCCAATTCTATTGAGAGTTATTGGTAAATCTCTTTTCTCATTAATTTCTGGAATCAATGTAACTGAAATATTAAAAGCTGGTTGAAAATATGGAAGTATTTGTTCTACTATTTGATGCACATCATCTTGCAATTTTCCCATAATATTCAATTCAAATCCAATATTATATGGAACTGGCATAAAAACTTTGTTGACTGATTTACCATCTTCAATTTTTGATGCCTTAAAGGTTTGAGTTATTGATGATTTTCTTTGGGCATCATAATCAATAGAAGTCATTTCAAATGACATTCTGGGGAGAGTTAATGCAGTTTTTCTGTCACCAGATGCATTTTGTTCAATCCTTGCCAAGAATTTTTGAATTGGTCCATATGCCAAAGGAACTTTTAATACTGAAACTGGATTTACATCAGCATCATCAAAATGTCTGATTTGAATATTATTGAATAACGTTCCAAAAGCAGTTACAGTTTTTCTAATTCCCCTATGGTAAAAATAATTGCCAAGCATTGTAAAAAGTTCCTAACTATACTATTTAATGATTTAAACTTCTCCAAAAGGATTAACTTCAGTGAAATCTAAAATGTCATCTGCCTCTTGCTCTATGACATCTGAATTAT